TACTTGAAAGTGCTTAGCTACACCTTCAGTTGTTACTAATTGTTCCATTATTTTTTCCTCACCGCTATTGCGTATTCTGAATCTACGTTAAGACCTTTAGGTACAAGGTCGGGGTTTTCCTCCAAGTACTGCTTCACACTGGCTTGGTTAAGACGCTTGTCGAAGAACTCAGGTATCTCGTTTTCTAAAACAAACTTGTACATAGATTCCCAATCGCTCGTCCAGTACCTCGTCTTTACAGACCTATAAAACAATCCCGCAGGGGTTTTAACACTATCCAGTCCATGCTCGTTGCAGTATTCAAGTAATGCTTTCTTTACCTTGTCCATCTGCTCCACAAGAACCTTATCTTTCTCCTTGAAATCCGCAGAGAGTTCTGACCGTTTGTTTCTTATCTTCAAGTACGTCTCGGTCAGCTTCTCCGCAGTAACTACATTGTCCATCATAAACCTCCAATTAGCTACAGGAAGTACACTCTATTCCCATCTAACTAACTAGTCAAGTATTTCTTTATAAAGGTCGATCATCTTTGTATGTACGTCAATTCTATTGTCAAGTAACGCATATACACGTTTCTCTGCGTGGCTACCTGCTAGCTGGACGATGGTACATTTCTGGTCTTGCCCTGATCTATGTACACGTGCGTTGGCTTGCGCGTAGGTTTCTAGTGAGCTTGTTGGCCCCCACCACACTACTGTATTCGCCGCAGTTAGGGTCACACCATGCGCCGCCGACTGAGGCTGAATGACTAATACTTGGGGGTCGTCGTTGTTCTGAAACTTCTTAAATATCTCAGTACGTTTGCCCGCAGGTACGTCACCACGTATTACCTCGGTGGTTATCTTGTCCTTGCGTAGCTTCTCTACGAGCATGTCGATGGTGTGTTTGAATGGTACAAACACTAGTACCTTCTTACTAGATTCGGCAATCACCTCTTGTAGCACCTTGTATCGGTGCTTGATGTCAAACTCTAGCGAGTCTCCATCGTCGGTGTACACAGCCCCCGCAGATATTTGCAGTAGCTTATTCATGTTGACCGCCGCGTTTGCCGCCGTGATCTGTTCTCCTGCCGCTTGCATTACCATCTTACTCTTCAGCTCTTTGTAGTATTTCTTCTGCTGTCGAGTAAGCTCCACCTCTCGTTTGACGTATACCATAGGCGGAAGGTCTAGACACTCATCCTTCGTGAAACGTATTGCAGGTTGTAGTACTCTGAACACTGTATCCGTCGCGGTGTCTTTAGGAACCCATTTGAAGTTGGTAACTTTCTGCATTACCTGATCCCTGAACGAACCCAAGAACCTAGGAACCTTGTTAGGGTTTACCAACTTAGCTAGGCCGTAGGCATCTACTGGACTCTGCGCGGCGGGAGTACCTGTCATCATCCATAGCCACGTCTCAGGCTTGACTAGTTTGTTGAGTACCTTCCATCTCTTGGTCTGTGGATTCTTGTAGTGAGTAGCCTCGTCAATGATGATTAGGTCAAACCCACCATCTGCCACAGCGTCTTGTACTATCTCCACACCATCGTAGTTGATGATAACGAACTCTGAACCCCCCTCAATTATCTTACGGCGTTTATCTTTTGCTCCATACGCTACGTCAACCGTCCGGTGCATAGCAAAGGTAAACAAATCGTTACGCCATGCGGAGTCCATAATAGATAGAGGGCATATAACCAGAACGCGTTTTATTATCCCCATGTTCATTAAGTAATCGGCGGCCCATATAGCACTGGCTGTCTTACCTGTACCCTGCTCGTTGAAGCAGAATGATTTTTGGTTAAGTGTTAGGAACCCTGCGGTGTCCTTCTGGTGGTCGAAAGGTTTGTACTTACCTGTCCACTCGTACTCCCGCAGTATTGGGGAGGGGGCTTTTATGTTTAGGTTCTTGAGTACACGTGCCTCTTCCATACCCCAACTTACAAGTACTCGATTGCCTGACAACTCTTTACTCTTAGGTATAACTGTTGTCACGTGTTTAGGGTTACGTAGTTTTAGTAGCAACGCCTTGCCATCAATTATTTCCATTTATTCGCTCCGATACGAAATAGCACGAAGTGGGTGTCCACAACGCGCTTTGAATTAGAAGCCTCCTTCGCTCCGGCGAGGCTAACTCCGACATATGCAGGTATCAACTACACCTATGCGAGCTAATGCGATTTTTACGGTTGGTGTTGCCACCGGCCCCAGAGGATACAAAGGCATACCGCTTTGTTTAATGACGCATCACACTAAGCGTCTACACACAACCCGAGGAGGTTATTTCTTTGAGTGCCCATTACGTGAGCGGTTCTTACTTGAACATTCCACGTACACTCCATCTTTATTAGAGCCACCTTTTGCTAACGCCTTTTTGTGACTCAGGTCTTTACCCTTACGCTTCTCGTAACCTTTCTCTCTGTCAAACTTACGCCTAGCACGTTGCCTTTCCATACGTGCTTCATGCGCCGCACTACCTCTAGGAGCATTGACCTGTTTCTTACGATCCGCTTTGTTCTTATAGGGCATTAGTTTCTACCGTTGTGTACACATTCAGTTACGATGCAATGCCTACGGCACAACCCGCTCTGGTGTGCGTTCCAGACATCTGCCTCAAAGGCTTTCTCCATTCTTTTGTAGTCACCTAGCCACTTGGCCCACAACTTAGGAGCATCTTCTTTCTTATACTCATCTTTGATTAGCTCTTCGCACACTACAAACAGGAGGCCACCCTTAACTGTTTCTACTTCTGGGAAGTGTTTAAAGGTAGCTAATGCCATCAATTCTAACTGACCTTTGTCTGCGTATCTAGTGTTCTTGCTTGTTTTGTAGTCAATAACATACGCGGTCTTCTCTTCCCTATTCAGGATAACCAAGTCAGCGATGCCTCTATACCACACGTCATCGGCCTTGAACCCGCACGCCTCTAGGTCTTCAGTCAGTCCCATCTCGTACTCACATAGGAACTCTCCCTCAAAACGCATTAGGCTATCTAGCACAGGCTTAACGTACGCATACTTCTCAGGTACAGGTGTGCCATCACGTATGTATTCCTCAGCGGCCAAGTGTACGGCAGTACCGTACAACATAGCGTCAGTCTCAGGCTCCCTATAATCCTTTGATATCTTCAGGTGGTAGAACTTCTTGGGACACTGTTCAAAAGATTTAATCCTTGAGAACGACCACGGCTTTACTTTATCTATTAGACTCATAACATTCTCCATAACGCGACTAACACGCTACCGACTATAAAGCCCCCACCGAAGTAGGCCGCCAAAACGAGTAATCTTTTCACTAGTTCCCACCCTTCAGCAGTATGTCTGCCATCTTATCTTTACATTCCCCTAGTTGCGATATGAGTGCTTCCAATTCGTCGTAGTCCAAAGTTATGCCGGATACGCCTTCATCGTCGCCATTACCATCCTCTATACCCTGCTCAACTACAGCGAGTAGGTGTTCGTCAACCATCACTACCATCACCTTGGTGTACGCAACGGTACTTTCCTCGGGAGGTGGTCGTTCACCGTTCAGCTCTTGTTCGGTCTTACGAAAGTCGCCCATCGAAATAACTTTATCCTCACTCATCCTGCTTCTCCATATGATTTACCAGTACCCGACTCACACGCGATAGGTAGCCCATCAGCCCATTCGGGGGTCGTATTCATACACGCTTCAATGTATTCACGTGCCTCATCTACTTCGCTTTCCTTTACACAGCATACCACGGAATCGTGTACTGTCAGTGCAATCTTATACTTTTTAGCTATCGCTAACATCTGGTCGCCCATGATACATCTGGCAATAGCTTGACATATGTTCTCCACCACCTTACCACCGTAGATACGTGTGCGCCCACGCCTAGTTCTATAACTAAACTCTGGCCCACGTTCACCTTGCTCGTAGTCTAGGTCGGCGTACTTCATCCACAACCCTGACGGCAACTTGATACCCGCTGTACCGTTGCGCGATCTGCAATGCACTATGTTGTTGGCGCCGTACGTAAAGTCGTCTCCACGCGACATGCTAACTAACATGTGCTGCGACGAACGCCATAGCTGTGCGATCTTCCAGTTAGCATCGCGGTAGATTTGTACTACCCTTTTAGCTTCGGCGGGTTCCATAGTAGTACCAAAGGTCTTCAACTGTTCAGCGAATCGCACTGCACCCATGCCGTACCCTGCACCCAGAATGGTAGTCTTACCTACGAATCTCTGCTCGGCAGTCACCTCACTCTCAGGTATGTCATAGATACGTGCCGCCATCTTTATATATACATCTTCCTTGTTGGCGAACGCTTGTACTAAATCATCCTGCCCCGCCAACCACGCTAGTACACGTGCTTCGATCTGCGAGGAGTCACAGTCAATCAATACGTACCCCTCCGGTGCGACGATACTCTTCTTCAATACCTTACCATTCACACCACGACTCGGTAGGTTTTGGATGTTTATCTTGTCGTCCCCACCCCACCTTCCAGTATGCGCGGCGTAGTACCTCACAGGTACCGGGAGAAGTCCGCGTGATGCAATACCTATAAACCTCTCTGTACGTGTCTCTTCGAGGGAGCTTTTGGTACCTAGTCTTGATGTCACTAGTGATTGCACGCGTGGGTTCTCGTGATCTTGTAGTGCCTTGAACGCCTCGTCAGACTTGGCAAACGCGTACGTCTGCTTACCTGTAGTAAGGCTAGTCTTCATCGGAGGCTCAACACCCTCGGCTTCTAATAGCTTGGCGAACTTGGGGTTACTCATCAGGTCTGTCTTGGCAACGCCAGATGATTCTATAAGGTCTAACTTTCTCTGCTTCACGTTACCCAGATGCGTTTCCAGTAGTGGTAGGTCTAGCTCAAGTATGGGGTCGATAAACATACGTAACGTCATGTCGATGATACGCATCTCCTTTTTAGGAAACCCCTTACCCATCTTGGAAAATAACATATATGTTAGTTCCACATCGTTGATGCAGTAATCGCCGTAGCTGTCGAGCTGTTCGTCAGAGAAGTCTAATCTTCTAAGTCCCATTGCGTCGAGGACTTCTGTCCCTTTCTGTCCGATACCGTATCGTGTAGCCAACGCCGCGAGACTTCCACCCACTTCAACACCATGTAAAGCCCGAGCGATGCACAGAGTATCAGCCCAGATACGAGGACGGATATTGAAAAGCCAACTGAGTATAGCGCCGTCAAACATAGTATTGTGAGCCAATACCATACTGTTTTCCCAATCGAACGTATGTAAGTAATCATGTAACTCCTCGTGTGTACCCGATGCCCACTCTGTATCCCCATTGTTTACCTTGATACCTACACCCACTATCTCAAAGCGAGGGTCGCGGATGTAGTTCTCAAGAGTTATCTTACGTAGCGAGAAGTCCTTATCGTAGTACGTCTCGAAATCCAACGTAATTAAATCCATTACTCCTCCCACAAAACATCAATAAGCGTGTTCAGGTACCACTGCGCTTTTCGCAGATCCTCCACCCCATTCTTATCTTCATACCTCCAAACGTATTTCTGTACGTTACCCTTCAGGTAGCCCGTGTATGATTCGGTAGACATAGATGCTTTGATAGCTTCTATACACTCAATACCTCCGGCGTTGTAGTGCGAAGGATTCTCTACCATGCACTGTTCCTCGTCTACCGAGGGATATTCTAAATACTCTTCATCTATCGTGCGCTCTTCTAGGAACTTCTCATACTTGTCCACTAATTCTGAACCGTGCTTCTTACGTAACGCGTCCCACTGTTCGGGGGTAGTGTCGTTTATGCCCATAACTATTCCTCTATAAGTTTGTTACCCACTGCGTAATACCACGTGCGCGTTCAGATCGCATGTAGTCAAGCATGTAGGTGTTTGGTTTTTCATCGGTGTCGAACTCGATGTCTTGTAGCCGAGCTTGTTCCCTGCGGATAGTAACCTCGATAGGTTCAAGCTCCACTTCCATTACAGGTTTTGATGGTATAAGAAAGCCCATCAGAACAACTCCATTTGGTCAGGGTGTACATACGTACCAGTGAGAATCTGTGCCACATACTCCACATTCTTCTCATTGATTACCAGAGATATACCACCACTGTTTGCTATCTCTTTGAGATTCATCTCCTGTAAAGCTGTTGGTGTATTCTTACCCGCCTTACATTCGATACCAAAGAAGTTACCGTCATAGCACCCAACCACGTCAGGTACTCCAGACTTACCATACCCACCAGTGGCGGGGAAAAAGTAGTATGCGTTAAGAGCTTTTAGTTGTGCCACCACTTTCTTTTTTACTTTTGCTTCCGGTGTCATCGCCATGCTTGCCGTCCTCTTTGATACCAGTGACCGACTTCTTACCGAAGATACGGTCGAAGTTGTCGTTGAATTTCTCAGTGTCGGTGGGTCGGGCATTGCTACCCTTCCCACCATGCGTACGTCCTCTCACTAGTTACACCTCGTTGTTCCCCATGAGTCAGTCTTACACACAGTACCATCGCTGTATCGTGTGTTGCCCCATGAGTCAGTTTTAGATGTAGTACCATCGTTGAAACGTGTAGTACCCCATGAGTCAGTCTTCCAACTCGTACCATCAGAGCCACGTGTAGTACCCCATGAGTCAGTCTTATACGTTGTACCCGTACGGCTGTCACGTGTAGTACCCCATGAGTCCGTAGTCATAGTG